ATTTGGACTGGTATTTTTAGACAACCAATACCAATCCACTTTATCGATAGGAAACCAGTCGCACAACTTAATAAAGTGGATTCCGGTATTAGATGCTGTCGTCATTTTACTATGAGGTAGTCTTGTAATATACTATACACTCCAGTTGTATAATTAGAATCAATTTTGTTACATAATTACATGTATTTAACAAAGGAACTCTCGTTTTCTAAATGAGACTTAACAGCAGAAATCTTATAATCATCGATTTTACGTGAGGACATTCAGTATATATACCATTCAGTATATATACTATGAAAAAATATATTGAAAAAACGGCGTTTTAAATCTTCAAGGGTGTAAATTCATGGAAGCATCTGGGTGATACACCTCCATACAATAAAATTATACAGTAATCAAGCATACGCCTTTTAATGGTTCTTCCTGTTTCTTGATTTTTTTAATACTTTCCTCGCTTTTACTTGGGTCATAACTTGTTTCCCATTTATTATTCAAATACCGTGTATTGTCGGTTGAAATGATATTATATTTTTGTTTCATATAATATTGTCTTCGTTTATACCATTGTTTTTCAAATATATCATGACTGTCAATTATGTCGACTACTAATGGGGAGGTGTGCTTCGTTCTCAAAATTCTACCAATAGATTGACACACATCGGTCTTTGGACTGGCCATAATCAACGTAGTCAATGTTTTGATGTCTAGACCCTCTGATGCCATCGCATAAGTCGCTATAATTACTTTCTTATCTTCACTTATTTTCAAATCTGCTTCTTTCATACCACCAATATAATAACCAACTGTCGCTATATTACGATGTTCAATTGCTTGATGTAAATAGGTAAGCAATGACTTGTTGTGTGCTAAAATCATAATTTGTTGGTCTGGATTGTTTTCTAATTCAGTATGTAATACTTTTAAAATAAACTCTGACCGGTGATTGTAATTACACAATTTGGAAATCATCGTACTGTATAGTGGATTCCCGCGATAATCATACTTGATTTCATTAAAATCGTCATCATTCACTTTATAATGAATTGCTTTTACAATTACCTTATGTTCAGATGTGTCCGTCTTTTCCTTGTGAATAATATCCCCTAAAAACATTTTAAATACTTTGGTTAATCCATCTTTGCGTTGCATCGTTCCAGATAATCCAAGTGTGTAGTTTGTAATCGTTTTCATCATACACCTGCTGAATACTTCTGCTCCTAAATGATGCGTTTCATCATATATAGAGAGCCCAAAGCTGTCAAATAAATTCTCTGGATATTCTTTCTGAGAAAGTGACTGTAACATACCAATCACAATGTCTTTATCTTCAATATCAACTATTTGGCCTTGTATTTTTCCGACTCTAGCATTCGGCAAGAATTGTTGAATTCGCTCTATCCATTGATTTAATAAAAACGATTTATGAACAATGACAAGTGTCTTTTTTTTCAGTTTGGCAATAATATATAAGCCCATAACTGTTTTACCTTTACCTGGGTCAACATCCAATAACCCACCACCACTTTCCTTGACAAAATTAATATATTTATTCACTATATTGATTTGATATTCTCTCAATTCGCCAGTAAATTCAATATCAATGTCATCACCTTGTGGGAGTTTGTTTTCACTGAAATCTCCAAAAGTATCCTGTCCAAAATATCTTGGTAGATAAAATTTATTGGGTGATTCTCTATAAATGGTAAATGGTTCTGGTTGAACTGGAGATTTAGGGAGATATGCTTTTACTGACAGCTCATCGCGAATATATAATTGTTCTTTTGTAGATAAATTCGATTTTAAAATAGAATATCCTTTTTTACCCAAGTAAGCCATGCTATGATTATATTATTGTATTTACTGAAAATATATTTATTCAATTTTAATGTAAAACATTTAGAAACGGTATTGAAAAATAAAAAATATAATAATATGATATATGGAGCCTTACCAAAATCTACTCAAAAAGAGCAATTATCATCAACTAGCTCTACTCGCTGTTTTATTTTTATACAGCATTTTCAATATTCAAACACCAGCAATGTTGGCCAATTTAATAGATAACATTTATGGCAATATTGTTGTCATTTTAGTCGCGTTTTATTTATTCGCCAATACACATCCTATTGTTGGGGTAGTTGTATTGTTTGCTGCCTATGAATTAATTCGTCGTTCAAGTCATTCAAACGGAACACTTGCTATTCAAAGATATTTACCTACTGAATTAACAAAGAGCGGACATTTAAGCGCGTTTAACCAATTTCCGGTTACTTTAGAAGAGGAGGTTGTAAAGCAAATGGCCCCTTTAGTAGAAACAGTCGGTCCCGATAATCTTCATTATAAACCAGCAAGCGAGGATACCCATAATGCGATGGACGTTCAAGATACGTTGTCTATTATTTAGAACAACAGTTCAATGTAATAACAAGAGTAGTAGAGAGAAATTCTATAAATAAATCGATACTTATTTATAGATACTTATTTATAGAATATTTTATTATGGTATGTGGTTCCATATTATTCTGATTTCAGTTTTTTAAAGACATATCTTCCTCCGTACACGATTCCAGATGCGACTACTATACCTATCAATACGTATAAAAACGGCTGTATTTGCTCCATAGTTACATTCGGTCCCATTGTACTTGTATTTGTATTTACACCATCCGGGCCTTCCTGAATTAACAACTCTCCCTCTTCATTTACCGGCTGACAATCTATATATATATTACCGTCGTTTCCTTTTGAATTGGCACCGTTTTTATTATAAAATAAATTGTTTTCTTTTATAGTCGGGTTTGTTTTCTTTATGATTTTTTTTAATTTATCTAAATTTGTTGTATCAATATTTAAGGAATTTTCTATATTATAAACTACGTATGAATATGACCCGTTACATGAGTCATATGGCAACGTTCCAGTATATGAAAAATAACCCTTTTTATCAGGTATAAAATTGTTTAAAGAGAAAGTTCCGCTAGAAATAGTTACGGATTCATATGAATTTGGAGTTCTTAATGCTGCCTCTTCCAATAAAGCATTTAACTGAACAGACCCTTTATCTGTTTTTCCACCCGTTTTGAATGGAACTGAAACAATTAGATTCTTACCTGGTCCACCATGAATAATTAGTATTTCTCCATCCGCATTGATATTATTGTATTTATGTAATGATGGTTGATATATTCTAATTTCTTTAGCATTATATTGTTCATCGTTGTATTTTACTGGATTTGTTTTTCCAGTGTAGTTTAAGGATAAAAAATTACTTGAATTTGTAACATTTGGTGAATATGTGCCATAGTCATAATTATAATCGCATTTTAAAACACATGGACCCATAATACTGTTCATTGATATATTTATGGGTGAAGTAGCATTTGCGCAATCATTAATACTCATATTAATATAAGATTATATAATAAATACAGTATAATACTTTTTCTTAAAGTATTATATATGAAACTTTCTAAAAATAAATTAAACAAAATAAAGTTAAAACGAAATGCCTCCAGGAAAAAACACAATTTAAGAAAGCAGAAGAAGAGTGTATATGAAAGTTCTAAAAAAAGAAACAAGCGTAATACCCATCTTAAGCGAAGGACACTTAAAATGTATTTAGGCGGACTGAGTGATAACGTCACCACCGTTAATACCAGAACCGGAACGAATGATAATGCTGATATATACGGTCAAGAAAACAATGTTAAAAAAGCAGTCGATACATTATCTCAATATGTATGTGACCCTAATAAGTTAGATACAATAGTCCCGGATGATATAGATGACGCAGTTAAAAAATATAATGAACTTGATAATTCTATCATATTTTGTCCAGATGATAATAAAATCGAAATTCTGGATAAATGGGCTAAATATATTGAAATGTTTGAGACAAAATTTGGAAAAAAACCATCTGGGTTTACCATCACTCCTAGTTGCGAATGGTTATTTGTAGGTGATATTAATTACAATACTATTCCGGATACTATGGAATTGGCTAAAGAAAAATTAGGACAATATGTAAATTTACTACAGACCAATAATGGAAATGAATGTCGTGGTTCGATAGAAGGTGCTTTAGCTATTTATTTTGACAAAATACAACGTCAGTTTCCTGAACTTACCACTGAACCTGCTACCACTGAACCTGCTACTGCTGAACCTGCTACTGCTGAACCGGCTATTGCTGAACCTGCTACGGCTGAACCTGCTACGGCTGAACCTGCTGCTATCACGAATAAGGATATTAAAAATATATTTTCAAACTTAACAGATGGAACCGGCAAAGATACTATATCTCTGGTTAAATTTATAAAATTTTTGAAAGGCGCTGATAATTCAGAGGCTAATTTAGTTAGAAAAGTTATAGGATTTGATGAACCGATTACACTTTCCGAAATAACAAAAGGAAAGGATACATCAAGTGAAGCGAATATATTAAACCTACCAAAAAATTCTCAAATATTTAATTCATTGTTTCGTACGTATACCCTATTTACAAATCAAGTAGGTGGTGATGAACCTAGTACTCAACCTGATATACCTACCAATATTACTGAAATTAGTGAATCACAATTCGCTGATTTTATAAATTGTGGTCAATATAGAGACAAATCTACAAATATATTTGATTGTAAAAATGTTAAGATTCCTATGTCTACTGACACTTCAACCGAACCTACTGACACTTCAACTGAACCTACTGACAATTCAACTGGTTCTACTGACGGTAATGGTAATATTGTATTAGAAGTAAATGAAACTGAATTTAACGAGAATTTGAAACGCGTAACCGTAGATGTTTTTATTCCGAGAGAGGCAGAAGTAATAGTTAGAAATTATGCGAAAAATACTGCCAATGAAACATTAACCGGACTGTCAAATCTGAGCGTCTAAAAATAAAAATTGATTAAGTTTTATTATAATATATTATAATAAAACTTAATCAATATGATTATCCGGTTTGTCATCAGGATATTTACATATATAACAAATCTGATTTGTCCATCTGGGGCAAGATTTAACACAACTAAATATATTACTGATTATGCTAATGAATATTATAGCGATGATAATAGTGATGACGAAATAGATGATGCTGAACACGATGAAAACAATAATTTATATACTAAAAATATTATTACAAACTATCCGTTTAAGAAATCGCAAAGTTATACCATAAACCGTTATTATTGTGGGGCTTGTTCGGAAAATATACAATATCCACAACATATGTATTCTGATAAGGTCTATTGCTCTATTTCTTGTAGAAACCATCAAATTAAATGCGATGAGAATTCAAATAAAAAGGGAAAACATCATAGTTTTAGTATTTAGTATTTAGTAACTTTGTATCTAGAGTTACTAAATAAATGATTGGTTGAATCATAATTTCATAAATTTTCAAAGTCTTCATATTCACTTTACTTGCGGGCACGCGATTATTTCTTAGGCGTTTGCTAGTTCTTTTTTTTGCCTCCCATTGTTACCCTCGATTTACGGTTATTCTTCTCTCTAATACGTTCAGAACGTCTAAGATTTTTTTGTGTTGAACGTCTAGGAGAACGTCTAGGAGATTCAGCGATTACAGTCTTCGTTGGAAATCCTAGTTTCGTACGCAATTTATCCATTTCCGAGCGTATTTCTTTTACCGATTTTGCGGTTCCATCCTCTTTATAACGTAGCGCATTCATTTGTTTCTCAAATTCAGCATCATAGTTTATAGGTTTCCCAATACAACTACCTCCACCAGAGTAATTCTTTGTCATTACAGTTTATCGTTAGAAAGAAAAATTAATTATTCTTTCTAACGATAAACTGTAATTAAAAAATCTGTAAATACCGCATCTAATAAAATGGAATATATCTCATTGTAGCATTATCATATAATGTGGCTTGAAATGTTGCGTTTAGACCATCTACATAAACCGTATCTCCGTTGGATATCTCGTCACAACCATATTCACTAGTACAACTTTTTGATTTGAATGAAACAGGTAGCTTGAGTTGATTATTACTGTCACTCATTGTGTAATATTGCCACTTATCACGCCCAACGTATAATGGACGCCCCATTAAAGGCAGTAACATTTCTTGACCATTCATTCTTTTTAATAGACCAACTTGTCTATAATTTGTATCTACAGCGCGTGTATTTATATTAATGGGTATACCCCCACGAACATCGTTCGACATTATAACACGTTCGTCCTTAAGTGGGGGTGTATATGGATTCATTAATACATCGTTTTGAACATTTGAGAAGGAATAACTGGGTCTTGGGAATACACCAAATAAAGAGTTGGTATTAGGAACCTCTGACGATATATTATTAGATAGATTTATATTTCGTCTCTTGTTCATACTGTTATTATCATCTGATTGTTTAGTATAGACAATATATGTAATTACACTTAGAGCAATTACAGTAAATGTAAATGTAAAATTTTCAAAACAAATGACACCGGGTGGACATTTTGACATATTATATATTATTAATGAGATTAATATATAATAGTTAGTATGATGTATTGAACGACATTATCATCTTACTTTCCAGTAATTTTTGAAAACATACCAGTAAGTCCTTCTAAATCTAATTTACTCATAAAAGATTCGGCTGTTGCTAAAAATGGTTCCATTCCTTTGATATTTTTCATTAAAGACTCTTGTTGGTCTAACAACTTTTTTGTTTGCCCGGTTAATCCTTCAATACCACCTTCCCCCACTGTTTTTTGAAGATTTTCATATGCCTTCTCTAGTGTTCCGGCGTAATCTAATTTATTCGGTTTCTTTGTATTATTAGAAACAGTTGTCATACCTTCTGGCTCTTGATCTTCTTTCATCTCTTCAGGTGCGGCATTCATTTTCATATTCTTGTTTTCCTTTACAGGTTGTTTCTTTGAGGTTTCATCCACTTTTTTGGACTGTCCTCTTTGAGAAGACATACCTTCTGTAACAAATCTGCTTCTCGTGGAAGTAAAAATAGAAGTGGATACTATGGCAATCATAAGAACAATAATCATATTTTTACTAAAGTAAGTTGATAAGAATCCGACAATTAAGAAAAATACGACTGCCTCCGTATTTTGGACAACAAGGTAACCTAATAGATTTAATATGGCTAAGATTAAAACAACGTATAATACGTTTTTATCATTTAAAAGTTTATCCATTTTTGGCATTACGAACTTCATTATTATATATATACTATTAATAGAAAAAATTGAACGTGAATAATTATATTCGTCTAAATGAAACACAACTGAATAATATGTCTAATTATAAATTGGCTATCCTAGAACCATACTTGCCATTGAAGCATGGTATTTTAAACAAAAAACATCAACACTTGTATGGACATTATTTAGTGTTGGATACAATAAAGTTGGGTGAATTTTATAACAAATCTCAGGAACTACATAACGATACACAAAAGTTAACTAAAATGTATAATGATAATTTAAACAGACTTCAATATGAAATGAATGTTCCCAATCTTCATCCACTCATACGAAATTACCGAGACATCATTAAAAATTCTAATCAATTCGCAATTCAAATCGTTGAGCAGGTTACTATTTCGACTGGCCCATCAGATTACGATACATATTCGGTTGGCATCAATAAAACGCATTGGATACGATTGATTCAAAGAAGATGGAGAGAAATTCAAAAGAAAAGGCTATATGGTATGAAGAATCTGAATAATCTAAAATATAGAGAAATTCATGGTAGGTGGCCAGAGGCTTGTAATATTAAATTTACATTGGGGGTGTAAATATTTATAAATACGAAATAAATTATAAATATTCGATTTAATATCCTTTACGATTGTGTTTTCTTCTGGTTTTTTTTGTTCGTCTTCTACGCCCGTTACCTCTATGTCTGGATTTTCCATATGTGTAACCACCTGTTAGACCAGACGCAGCACCAGCACCAGCACCAGCACCAGCACCAGCACCAGCACCAGCACCAGCACCAGCACCAGGTACAAACGCAGGAGCGGAAGGATTTGTTCCTGTACCTGCGGCACTAGATAATGTATTTATGTCGCCTTCTAAATTTTTAATAGAGGTTTCCAATTTATCCATATTTATCATAGAACTAATGCTAGTTTTAATATTTTTAAGCGATTGTTGTTGTTTTGTATCGGCATCAGCAATTAATTGCTTCATTTCTGTATTAGCAACACTACCCTTACTTTTAATATTATCAATTTGGTCTCTAATTTTAGAAATTTGTATTTGCATATTAGACAATGTTTTACCAAGCATACCACGCTTAGCTTCCAACGCAGCATTTTGAGAAACAATAAAACTAGTTACTTCTTCTAAATTTGCCATTTTATTCAAGGTATCTTTATAATTAACGATCGGAACAGCCATTATATATTTAATAAATATAATAATAAATATATTGATTATTATAATTATCAATATAGTTGTTGTTATCCTTTTCTTATAATATCCGCTAGACTTAATCGAATTTTACGCAGGTTAGTTAAGACATCTTGTATCTTTTTTGATAATTCTTTATTCTCAATATCATTAAGGTCATCTAAATTATCTATTTCTTCTTGAGTATTTGTAACATCGCTAATTATGTTTATTAAATTATTATGTTGTTCGTCTAACTTATTATTTATTTTTTTTAATTTCTCTCTACTACTCTTTGTCATATTCTCCATACTATCTAACTGAGCTTGTTTACCTTCTAATAATTCTTTGATATCTGTAATTGATATATCACCTTTCACCATCTATATTACACCTAGAATTTATATATCATCTTCATTAGTTTTTACTAAATCGTCCAGTTCACGTTTTATGATGGATATTTCGTTGATAATTTCTCTCTGTTCTTGTTTTGACTCTCTTAATTTGTTATCAGTTAATCGTAAATCAATAGTTATATTATTAATATATTCATTTATCCCTTGAAGGAACTTCATCTGTTTCTCTTTTTGAGAGATAATATTTCTATTATATTGTTCATAATCGCCCATTACTCCCCTAAGAAACTCATTTTCATTCACGGTTGTTCGCAACATACGACGCTTAGCACATAACATTTTTTTCCTATTTTCTAATTCAGCCTTTATTTGAAAAATTTTATGATCTCGTATAGCTAACTCCATATTATATATATGCTATTATTAATTTATGGATTTTACTTACATAATTATTTTATATTGGGTTTGTTTCACGTATTTCACTACAGAATGTAGGCAATATACAACTACTATGTAATGAAATGATATATAAAATCGATATAAAAATCTGTGTCTATAATATTTAGGATGTCCAAACCCCAAAATGAACCATTGCTACAAGAAGACGATAACCGCTATGTAATGTTTCCGATTCAAGACCAAGATATATGGCAAATGTATAAAAAGCAAGTTGATTGTTTTTGGAGAGCGGAGGAAATTGATTTGTCCAAAGATATGGCGCATTGGGAAGGATTACAAAATGAAGAAAGATATTTTATTTCGATGATATTGGCGTTTTTTGCCGCATCCGACGGAATCGTATTGGAAAATTTGGCAGCGCGATTTATGGGCGAGGTTCAGTTGTCAGAGGCACGTGCCTTTTATGGCTTCCAAATAGCCATGGAGAATATTCACAGTGAATGTTATAGCTTATTGATTGATTCGTATATTAAAGATAGGGAAGAAAAAACTATGCTTTTTAATGCGATTCATAATTTTCCTTGTATAAAGAAAAAGGCAGACTGGGCAATAAAATGGATTCAAGATAAACGAAGTTCTTTTGCGACGCGTCTAATTGCGTTTGCGTGTATCGAAGGAATATTCTTTTCTGGAGCATTCTGCTCTATATACTGGCTTAAAAAGCGCGGACTTATGCCCGGTCTAACTTTTTCAAATGAACTTATCAGTCGTGATGAAGCGCTACATACCGAATTTGCTGTGCTATTATATAGCAAAATGAATAAAAAGGTGAACAAAGCAAAGGTCATTGAAATTATTAAAGAGGCTGTCGAAATAGAAAAAGAATTCATATGTGATGCCTTGCCATGTCGTCTAATTGGAATGAATAGCGAACTAATGTGTCAATATATCGAATTTGTGGCAGATAGACTTATTGTTCAACTGGGACATGACAAACTGTTCGGTACGAAGAATCCGTTTGATTTTATGGAGATGATTAGCATAGAAGGAAAAACCAATTTCTTTGAAAAACGCGTGGCTGAATATGCTTTAGCAGACAAGACAAAAAACGATGATGTATTTGATTTTGGTGATGATTTTTAGATTATTATTCCTTCTTCTTTTTTTGAAAAATCAAACAGTTAGAGTATAATATATGTAATAAATCGCATTCAGACTGTTTTATTTGTATTTTATCTCTTGGAAATACATTATTGGAATCACTGATTATACGTTTTTCAGATATAATACATTCTTTTTCTAATTGTTTTTTATATTTGTCACATATATTACTATATTTTGTAATTTCCATTATATGTTAAACAATATATTATATTTAAATATTATTATACATATTAAAATATAATCATGGCAAAAATCGCGTTTATAACAGGTATTACTGGTCAAGACGGTTCTTATCTAGCTGAATTGCTTATTGAAAAAGGTTACAACGTATATGGAATTGTTCGTCGTACTTCCCTGCTTTATTCACATACCAGATTAGACCATATCCGGGATAAACTTATCTTGGAATATGGTGATTTATCTGATGGTTCATCATTAACCAATTACATTACTAAAATGACGAGAGAGAACGATGGATTTGAAGTATTTGAGATTTACAATTTGGCAGCACAAAGTCATGTACAGATTTCGTTTGAAATACCGGAATATACATCATTAATTGATGGTCTAGGAACATTGAAATTATTGGAAGCGATTCGTACATTACCACCAGACATTATAAAAAAGACTAAATTTTATCAAGCAGGAACGAGTGAAATGTTTGGAGCCGTTTTGGAAAAGCCCCAAAAAGAGACGACTCCGTTTAATCCTCAATCTCCCTATGCATGTGCCAAAGTATATAGTCACTTTTTAGTGAATAATTATCGCGATGCGTATCACCTATTTGCGTGTAACGGAATACTTTTCAATCATGAGTCACCTAGACGTGGAGAGAATTTCGTTACGATGAAGGTTGTTAATGGTGTCAAGAAGATTGTGGAGCAAGAAAAACAATATGAAAAAGAATTGGTT